GTTAACTACGGAAGAAGAGTGTGAGAAACTAAGAAATAAACAGAATTATGCTGAGAGCATTTGGACACCAGTCCTAATCGCCAAGTTGGCGGGACCAGAGAAGGCGAGCTGTGCCACGCGTGCAGCTGCTGAGGCTGCTACGTGCATCGCGCGTCGTTGCCAACCAGGATGCTTGTGATCAAGGAAAGCAATGGCCCTCGACACCACATTCATTCCGTTCGCGGACGATGTGGGAGGAGGTGCCACCAAAGTTGAAGCCATATCAGGTCGCCATTCGACAACCTTCAAGAACTCCAATACGATGTTGCTATCAGGTGCAACACCGCTCCAAATGAAGCCAATTCCATTACTAGAACCAGATGATATACCTTGTGCGACTTCGGTCGCACTCGTACCCGGGATTCCTGCCAAGAAGCAGCAATCCGTACCCAGATCCGGCCCATCACTCGAGACAGTTCCAGTCGTCCTATAGTACTGACTAGCGGAAGTTGGACGGAATTTGTTCTCGAGTGTGTCCATCGGACAACGTGAAACAGAATCAGAATACAATATCATATTGTTCACGTCCGGTGGTAAGCCTGAATCACCAGTGAGTAGAGCCTCACGTGGTACATTGTTTAAATAACCAACCCGACCAGACAACGCATCATTCCTACCTGTGTAAGACCATTTAGTACAAGCAGCAGCAGTCCTGCAATCTTGCACTAAAGTTCCCGATGCGATTGGTAGCATGGGATCGTTGATAAATTGTCCGTTTGGAGTCTGGGTGGTTCCGCCTTGCCCGAGTGGCAATGCAGCAGTGTTGGTTGGGTTTGTTGATGCAGCAGTGGCTTGATAGATAAGGAGAGAACCATTACGTTGAGTAGTGGAACTTGCAGATCCAGAGATGCCAATATAGTCCGGGAACCACACGACATATCCAAAGGTATAGCCATTGTCTGTAGCAAGCTCGACCACACGTGTCGTCCTTGCCATATAGCCTCCTTCGGATGCACCATAAAGTGGTTGGACCAAATTGCCAGTGCACGGATTAGCCAATAGCTTAGCATAGCTAGTGGTTTGTTCGTCGAGCGAAGTCGCTGTTGTTAGCGGCTTTGCCTTCGGTCTTGCGGATCCTCTGCCTTTGCCTGCGCGTTGAAGCGCGGCCTGCCTTTGTGCTTGTGCTCGTTTCCGAGCCTGCTTTGTTGTCATCGTTCTTGTTCGAAAGTTTCTTCGACTGATTGTTTACCTTAACAGGTGAATTGTTCTTATTAACTGTCTTTCCAGACGTTCGTTTATGAGTGGACCTATTCACCTGCCCATTTTGTTTAACATCCTGTTTGGGTTCAGGAGAGGCTTGAAACGTTTTACTAGGCTGAATGCCTTTACCCGGTACAATATCGTCGTTGATGATGCACGTAATCTCGGGTTGGTGAAATTCAGGAGTCAGGTCAAGACACTGAGGAGGCTTCATGGGATCACCTGTAGCGATCCAGCTCTTAAACAGTTCCAGGTTAAAGTCAGGCATTTGACCTGACACTACGTCATCCATCCAGATGTCGTATTCGTTTGGGAACTGATCCTCGCGATCAAAAGTCGCCCAGTGGGAGACGATTCTGAAAGCTTGGTCGTGTGTGACCCTCGACTTTACGTCCAAAGTCGAGATCTTCCTTGCAAATTCTCCAAGAATTGGCGTATTCTTATCAGTCAGGAGAATTGCGATGGCCTTGTCAACAGCCTTTTGTTCGGGGCTCATGTTGATGTCCATACTAATTGTAGTGTGAAATTTCACCAGTTGTCGTTTCACATCGCTCATGCTGTCTTGTCCACCAGACCAAGCAGTTCCGTAGAATCTGGCTAGGAATTGAACTGGCTCTCCAGTCTTCTTGAAATCAAGCTTTAACACTTGACCCCATGCAGTGGCGCTCTTACGGTATGCAGCATCAGCTTGATCGGCTGAAAATGCACGTGGGATGGCAACAAGGCCGTCGTCCCCTCCATAGACCCCCAAGCTTTTCCAAGCT